TCAATACACTTGCTACAAATAGCAACGTCTTCACCTACTATTAATTTTGTAACTTCGTCTTTGTGATTGCCACAAAATGAGCAATGTTGTAATTTTTTTTCTACCATATCGCTTTCTTTTATAAGCCAGAAGTTTTATTTAGGTAATCTTCAATTTGTGCTTTTTCTTTCTCCGAAAGAAGTTCCAAATCATACTCACCTGTTTCAATTTTAGATATAAGATGTCTAACATATTCTTCATTGTACAAGTAAACATCTGATTGCTCTTTGTTAATCTCTATCCACTTGTCGCCGCCAAACTTATACACCCTATTAGGAAGCATGTCTACTCTAACGAAGATATTTCCCTTTTGAGCAAATTTAGGGAACTGTGTTCCAAAGCTTGCATTTCCGTCATTTGATTGATTCGGAGTAGCCATTAGTTCAGGATGTAGTTCCAAAAATACTTTTTTGCTCATTGATTTATCATGGTATTGAACATAACCGCCAGCAGTTTCTGGATAAGTAACACCTTCAGTCTGAATAATTACTTCTTTAGTGGGTTCGACTTGCTGAACGGGTTCTTCAATCGTTTCCAAATCATCAGGAATAGGTTCTGATTGTAGTGGTTCTCCCACTCCGTTATTGAGTTCAGCAACATCATCATGTGGTAGTTCGGTAATTGATTCATCTTTATTATCCTCTACACTAGTAGTTACTGCATTTCTTGTTTCTTCTTGGTCCACGCTGTCCCCTGACGGAACTGCATCGGAAGTAGGTGTTTTAGGTACATCTTCTCGTACCACAACATCTGTTGGAATATCATTTGGTTGAATAGGTTCTGAAACATTTGTTTTCTCCTCTGGAAACGTTTCTTCGTCTTCTTTCTTTCGATTTCGTAAATCATCATCTAACCACCGGTAGCTGCTCTGTGCTGCTAATACAAGCATAAGTGCTAGTGGGTCAAATACAAACACAATGAGAATGATTACCCAACGAACCGCACGTTCTAATAGATTCGTATCAGGGTTATCACCGTATATCAATGCAGCAATGTATTTGATAGGGCCGACTTCTGCTTCAATCTTACGTATCTCTGCACGAATAGGCGCAACTTCTTCATTAAGTTTGGCGATTGACTCTTGTTCTGCTGCAATTTCGTTTTGGAGTCTATTGCGTTCTGCTCTTTGCTGTCTACGAACTTGAACAGCACGGTTGGCTCCTTTATCATCATCAGTACGACCTAATAGCTGGTCGACCTGACTATTCATTTGCTCAAGAGCCTTTTGGCTCATGGCAATGTTTTCACGGGCAATCTTAATCTTTTCGTCAACTAGTTCAACTTTAGCACTAGTATCGCCGCTAACAAGTGTTTGGTCACTGTGAGCCTTAGATAGGAATCCAAAGATACCCATGCTAGTCAAGAATGCAAGAGCAATGACCGCAGGAATTAGATAGAGTTTAAGATTCCAGGTAGCCCTATCCCAATACTTATGTAGCCACAATGTGGTTACTACCTTAGCAACTTCTAGTGAGCCTCCCATGATAATGATTGGGATAACAGCAGCCGCAAAGATTGCAGTCAATCCTAGGATAGAATACCAGGCAGCAATAGCACTAAGCGTAAGTGCTACAATGAGAGTTAGAGTCGGAAAACTAAATATTTTTCTAAAGGTCATTAAGTATTTAGTCGTGTAAGCCAAATAGATGTCCGAATGTTTTATCAAATTCATCCGCTGTCATTAGTAGTTTGCGAGGAATCCCCGGACCCTGATAGATATGATACGTAACCCAAGGACCGTCATCCCTTCGCTTTACTTGAACAACTTCAATTCTATCGCCGTCTTCAAAGATATGGATTTTGCCTAGTAGCTTTTCAGCCCATTCAGCAGTATCTTTTACTGGATCATAATCGTCAAACTCATCAATCTCATCCATGTTACTCACCTAACTCGTAATTAGTTTCATAACCACCTTTGAGATCTTGCCACCAATCATCTTCGGAATCATAATCATAGTCAGCAAAAAAATTATAGAATAGGTCAGATTCTTCGTCGGTTGGTTCTTCGCCGGTAACTTCAACGTCCCAACCTTCAGTGTTGTGACTTACAAGCTCTTTGAATCTGTCTAATGATCCAAAAGTATTGATGATATCCTCATCGGGAATATTGTATTCAAATTTACGAGTTACTTTATGTTCTTCATTTTTAATGACTTTCATTATTCTTCTCCTAAATAAAATTGTTTCATACGAATTTCAGTAAGCGTAGGATCCTTCAATGCACAATCATGACATATTTCTTCGTGATTGAGTCCATACGGACGGCAATCGTCAATGATGCCGCACTGTTCGCAACGCTGTGGAATTTCTTCAATAATGATTTCAAAGTGTGACATTTATTCTTCCCAAATATAAGGGCCTTTTTTAGGCACTGCAAAATTCAAATAAGTTTGAATTCTTTCAAGATCATTCTTATTCTTTAGACTGATTAACTCGTTTGCAAAATGCAGTTCAACTCCCCGATCTAATGCTAGCTCTAGTAGTTCATTGCGGCGTTCTGCGTCATCAGTTAAGCAATACATACTGCAAAGAACAATGCCGTCTGGACGTTCTTTAATGTAATACTCTAGACCAGGTTGCCAATCTAGATGCTCATTTTCAAATTCGTAGCTAGTATAATTAATTTTGTTTTTAACACAATAAGGTTCAATAATAGCACGTTGCATCGGCAAAGGAATATCTTTGCTAAACTTGCTATTCCAACCTGCGTAGGTAATAAAGCTTTTACCGGTATAGTCCATAACTTCTGCAATTTCATAATCTCCGGGCAATCGCATGAAGCCACCAGGAAGTCTGCGGCCCCATTCTTCACCTTCAATTAGAATACGCATGTCCATACTGACACGAGTATAACCTTCTTCATTGTTGACGTTGCCATGAATTTGTTCCTGAAAGAACAGATGACTTTGACCAGGATTTAGTGTTACTGGCCATGCATGTTTCAAGCTTTCTTCTTCAAGCTTTTCTAGACTCCACTTTTCTGCTAAGACCTTTTTAGTGATTTCTCTGCTAATATCAAGGTCCAACATCCACATTGTGTTAGTCTTCTCTGCTTTAGTAAAGGGAGTCCAAATAGTTCTACAGCCGCGACCATTACCTACAAAGATACCTTGATGGAAAGCAAGTCTACGCCCAACCGTTGCTTGATTGGGGATAACAACTCGTAATGTACCCTGACGTTGAATCAGATATCGCTTGTTGCTAATACGCTGCGGAACAATGCTTGCCGCGAATTCATCAAAGCGTTCCATAAAATCTTTGCGGCTACATGCATTCTGCACATGCTGTCCTACCCTAACTACTTCGGCTGGGGACAACACCTCATGCAAGGTTTCAAGTTCTGTAACCTGAGGAGCAATTTCTTGAATAACAGACAAGGCCCATGCGGGCCAATTGTACTTTTCTAGATCGTAATCTATTTTTTTATTATTCCACTCAACTTCTAACTCATTCATTTCTTAAACCTTTCATTATGCTCAAGGTAGTTTAATACTGCCTTATATACAAGGAATAATGTTCCACCAATGAGTATAAACAACAGCACCGCTGGGTACTGTGTAATAGCATACAATGTAGCAAACAGCCCGAAAAATCCAGCTAGAGTAATTAGTATTGCTTTAAGTTTAATGTTCATGCTTTATCATCCCTAAATCTAACGAAGCGCGGAAAGCGCAACGAGTATGTACCATCTTGGTTCTGCGTAATAGCATCAGCAAGAATCTCAACAGTGCGACCAACAATCAAGTTACGGTCTGTCCAAAGACTATCACGCTCTGCATCACTGAATCCAGAACCAGCATTGACAGTAATTTCCTTACCATCATCAACACCATTGCAGACTAATGCACCCAAACGGTTCTTGTTACGACCGGTACCTTCTTCAAGACCAATCACTTCAAGGTCAACAGTGATAGTAGGCTTCCACTTCATCCAGTCAGTGCTACGCTTGCAGAGATACGGTGCCTCGAGGTTCTTAATCATGATACCCTCAAATCCAGCAGCAACCATATCCTTAGCGTAACGCTCAATCTGACTCTTACCCTCGTGAGTGTCGAGGTCAACTTGCAAGTGAGGAAGCAGCTCCATATTAGGCATCTTGTCAAATGCATTTTGCATAGCAGTAAGTAATGCAATACGCTTGCTAAGCTGTGCGTTCCAATGACCACGCTTGAAATCATCAATAGGAAGAATATCAAACACATGGAAAACGCTATCTTCGGCAGATACATTTTCTTTACGACGAGCCTGACGCATCAGTTCTTGGAAGCTGTTACCAACTACTTCACCATCAAGCATGAAGCCTTTTTTGAGAAGACCAGTAGACAGGCCATTGACCTTGCCAGCCGCCGCAATGATTTCGTTGATATTAACCTCAACCTGCTTTTCAATGTGTTCGAAGTTCTCAAACACCTTACCATTGCGGCTATAGCACACAATATCGGCAACTCTGTTAGGGCGGTAAAGATGCGGAGCATACGGAATAACCATCATCAATACACGAACGCCATCAAGCTTAGGCTCAAGACGCTTAGTACCCTTCATTTCAGGGCGCCCCTCGCTGTTAGTAGCAAGCTGGCAAGTGAAGATAGGAATCTCCCACTCGGTACCCTTGCAAATCTTGTTCACCGTAGTAGAACTAATACCGCTACGCATATCACGACGAAGGATAGGAGCAAGGAACAGGTTCCATTCGTCACTATCAAATCGTTCGGACATTTCGCTGATAGCGTCACGAGCATCATGGCCCGTAAGTTCTCGGCGCCAAAGACTGCCTAGCAGTTCAAAGAACTCATCATATGGATTTTCAGCATCAACGATTCCGATACTTTCAGGAATCTGCTTGACACCGAATGTGACATATGGATTGTAGCAGAACTTGAGACCCTGCAAGAAGTTGATGGACACTGTATTGCCGAGTTTAGCAGCAGTTAGTGCTTGTCTGACAACATCTTCCTTATGCAGGCGTCCGTTGTCTTCGTTTAGTTGTGTTATAAAACTTGCGCTCATAGTCTTGTTATACTACATTAAAGTGTGAATGTCAATCAAAAAGGAACATCAACCGGTCATAGAGGAAGCTTTAGTTTGCGGCGGTCAAACTTATTACAGGAATCACAGTATCGTTCCTGTGCGTGATAATAGGATTCTTTATATGCCTTGCCCCACTTCAACCACTTGTGCCAACCAAATCTACAAAGTACCCGTGACACTAGTAGAGGCTCTTCACGCAATGTTCGGAATACATTTTCCTTTTCGGCACTCACGCAGCAAACACCTTCACATAGTTAAGCTGGGTGCTATCTTCACGCTCATTACGATGACCCTTAACCTTGCCTTCGCCATTGATGTTAGAAGTCACTTCCAACTTGTTACGATGGGCAAAGAAAATTACCTTATTGTCAGGCGTGATTGCAGTCACGAAGAAAGTGCCCCACTGCTCGGAGAAGTTGCAACGAAGAATTTCAGCGGTAAACTTAATCTTATCGCCAACCTGACCGACAAATCCAGTAGCAGCGTTGACACGAGCATCAACGGTCTTACGCTCATTTGCACGAATATACGAAGCAGGAAGCGAGGAGATAACAGCAATATCGTAGTTGCTGTCAATCGTTTCTTTTTCAACAATAGAAAGCATAGACTGCTCAAACTCGGACAGCTTACGATCAGTAAGCATCTTAAAAGTCAGTCCCTGACAATGCTGAATGACCTTTTCGCTAAGTTCACGGTCTTCGTCACGAATGTCAAAAGAAGCGTCAAGGAACTGACGAATAAGAATCTTGTTAGGGAGACGAATGACGTTGCCCTCATCATCAGTAGCACCGATCTTAAGATAGCCGCAGTTGGCGCGATGTGCAGCACACGCAGCAGCAAAAACATCAGCAGTGTTGTAAGAAGGACGGGTGTAACGAGCCATTTAGTATCTCCTTGCTATATATTCACTATAGACAAAAAGGTACCCGAAGTCAACCAAAAAGTGACCTCAGGTACAATTTTTTGTTATTTTAAGCTACTGAACTAACGACTGCAAGTACACCAAAAAATACATTAACTGCGGCAACTATCAATAGCAATACTGATTTTGTTTCTCGTGCTACATATAGAGCATACGCCACAGCAA